ACAGTCTTTCATCACCCTGGCAACACGGTATCCTTGAGGAAACTACAGATAACACGCTGGAAATGGCAATCGGGGCTTATACTGTATTCGGTTTCGATGTCAGTCCTTCACGCAGGAACGGATCATTAGTCGCAGGACAGCTACTCCCAGATGGGAGGATTGGCATCGGGATCTTGGAGACTTACAGTTCACAGGTTGCCATAGATGAACTTAAAATGGCAGCAAGTATAAAGGCTTGGTGCGACATATATAAGCCTCGCTTGGTCTGCTTTGACAAATACGCCACTCAGACAATAGCCGATAGATTAAAAAACGCTGGAGTCATAACAGAAGATGTCTCAGGGCAGCAATTCTATAAAGCCTGTGGCGATCTGGCAGAAGGCTTAAACAATCACAGAGTAGTCCACAATGGACAGGCTGAGTTTATCCAGCAGATGAATAACTGTGCAGCTAAGGTCAATGACAGCGCGTGGCGCATAATTAAACGTAAGTCTGCTGGAGATATCTCTGCTCCTATTGGCTTGGCAATGGTCGTTAGCAAGTTAATGATCCCTCAGCCTAAGCCACAAATTTATAGTTAGACACGCCCTATCACATTGTCTATTCTCTTGACAACTGCTACCATTTATGTCTATGGGTATCTTCTCGCGTAAGCCTCAAATTGTCGAAGCGCAAAACGCTCCGCAGGTCATGTCAGAGTCTTACTTGACTTATGGCAATTACTTTCCAGTCATGGTCACTCGCGCACAAGCTCTACAAGTGCCATCTATTAAAAGATGCCGCGATCTAATCTGTGGAACTATTGCAAGTATCCCTTTAGAATATTACAAGAAGTCTACTGGCGAGATGATTGCTCCTCCTCGATGGATCGAGCAGCCTTCTAAAGCTCAGCCTCGATTCGAGACTCTTTACTTCACTTTAGATTCATTGCTTATGTATGGCGTAAGTTACTGGCAAATTACAGAGACTTATCTTGAAGATAACAGAATGGCTAACGCTAACTGGGTTGCTAACAATCGAGTTACATTCAATACCGATTCAGTCAATAATTTTGTGACACAGTATTATTTAGATGGCGTTCCTTTGCCTATGTCCGGTCTTGGATCTCTTATTACTTTCCAAAAAGATGAAGGCATCCTTGCATCCGGTGGTAGCACAATTAAAGCAGCACTGGACGCACAGAAGGCTGCAAGCATTGCATTGGAAACTCCCAGCGCAACTGGCTTCTTAAAAAATACAGGAGCCGATCTTCCACCTGCTGAAGTATCTGGATTACTAGCTGCATGGAAGCGCGCCCGTCAAAACAATGGCACTGCATATTTAACTTCTACTCTTGAATATCAAACGACTGGCTTTAGCCCTAAGGACATGGCTTACCAGGATGCTATCCAAGGACTAGCAACCGAGTGCGCCAGATTGTGTTCTGTAGATCCTTACTATGTTTCTGCTTCAATGAACACAACAATGACTTATGCAAATGTTCAAGATGAACGTAAGCAGATGGTTGCTTTCACTTTGCAGCCTTATGTCTCAGCGATTGAGTCAAGGCTTAGCATGGACGATATAAGCACTGCTGGTCACTATGTCAAGTTCTGCCTAGATGACACATTCTTACGCACAGAGCCTATGGAAAGATTGTTAGTGCTAGAAAAAATGTTGGCACTTGGTTTAATTACAACAGAACAAGCAATGCAAATGGAAGACCTATCACCTAACGGGAATGGCAGCTAATGGAAACTCTATATATCGAAGCATCATCTATTGAGTGCTCAGAAGAACGCAGAGAAATCTCTGGCAAGATTGTGCCTCTAGGAACTGGCGAGATTGGGCACACAAATCTTGGTGCTTATACTTTCGCAGCGAACTCTATCGAAATTGCAGATCCATCAAAGATCAAGTTGCTATCACAGCACGATCTCAAGAAGCCTATTGGTCGCATGACAGCAGCAGAAACTCGCCCAGATGGTATCTATGCAACATTTAAGTTAAGCCGATCATCTGGCGGTAATGACGCTTTGATCATGGCTCAAGAAGGTCTAGTTACAGGCTTAAGCATCGGTGCAGAGATTCTGGCATCAAAACCCTCAAAGGATGGCTACACAGTAGTTTCATCAGCCCGTCTAAAAGAAGTTTCTCTAGTAACTGTTCCTGCATTTGCAAGTTCAGAAATACTAGAGATCGCAGCAGAGGAAGTCATCCCTGTTGAAGAAAACCCACAAACAGAAAGCGAGACAGTCGTGGAAGACACTACAGTCGAAGCAGCACCAGTAGAAACAGCGGCTGTAGAAGCTGCTCGCCCTACAGTTACAGCAATGTACTACACAAATCCTCGTCTTAACCTAAACATCACAGCTGGTGAATATGCTAAGGCACAACTTAACGCATCACGCGGTGACGCAGATGCTCGCGAACTAGTAGCAGCTCTACAGGTTGCAACAGTTGCAGAGAACACAGGCATGGTTCCACCTAACTACCTGAAGGATGTTATTGGAATCATTGATTCACAGCGTCCATTCATTGATTCAATCGAGCGCGCTGCACTCCCAGCAAGCGGAATGAAGATCTTTACTCCTAAGCTAGGAACACAGGCTACTGTTGCTTTGACAGCAGAAGCAGCAGAGTTCTCATCAACAGATACAACAGTCACCTTCCAAGAAGACACAGTTGTTAAGTTCGCTGGAGCTGGAAAGCTCGATCTAGAACTCGTTGATCGCTCAGACCCAAGTTTCTTGGATCTATATCTTCGCGAGTTGGCTGCATCATACGCACAGAAGACAGATGCTTACGCAGCACAGATTGCATCACAGAATGCAACAGCATCATCTTCATCAACAATTTACAAGGCTATTGCTCTAGGTATCTCAGATTCCTACGGAGTAATGCGCCAGACACCTAACAACTTATTGGTTGCAACAACAAGCGGAGAAGATGGTATTGACTTTGCTGGTCTTCTAGGCGCAGTTGATACAACAGGACGCCCTCTATACGCAGCAGCAGCATCTCAAAATGCTAACGGCTTAATTACACAGGGTTCGACTAACGGATCAGTTGCAGGCTTGAACTTGGTAGTAGATCCTAACTACACAGGTGACGATGCAAATGCAAAGCATGCACTTGTTTATCCAACAATGGCAATGCGATTCCACGAAAGCGGAACGCTACAAATTCGCGCCAATGTCGTTGCAAATGGTCAGCTAGAAATCGGCATCTACGGATATGTTGCAGTAGTTAATCGCTACCCAGCAGCGTTCCGTAAGCTGAATGTTGCATAAGTAACACACTAAGTCGCTCTAGGGGGTCGGTAGCCCTCCGACTCCCTAGAGTCTTTAGAAAGGAATAGGAATGGCACTTACAACAGTCTCAGAACTCCGTACAACCCTCGGAGTGGGTACTTTGTATACAGATGCCGTCCTTCAGGAAGTTTGTGATGCATCTGATGCAGTCCTGCTTCCAATGCTATGGGCACCTAAATGGTTCTCTGTTGCTCACAGCAATGTAGTGGGCACAGGCACTTTATACTTTAACGATAACATTCTTGATACTTTTTATGTAGGTCAAAGCGTAACAATCGCTAACTCAGGTTCTTCATATAACGGCACAAAGACAATTACAGCCGTAGGTGAATATTCAATTAGTGTGGCAACCAATCACGCAACAGCACAGGCTTATCATCCAATCTTCCCTTATGGATCTGTATCCACCACGACTTACACAGACTGGACAAACGACACAGCAATCCAGCAAGCAGCTTTAATGATATCTGTTGAAATCTGGCAGGCGCGTACAGCCACCCTTTCTGGTAGTAACGCTGTCGATTTCCAGCCAAGCCCTTACCGCATGAGCGCACAGCTTCTCGCTAAGGTGCGAGGTTTGATTGCTCATGCACTAGATCCGCGTTCAATGGTGGGCTAATGCCTCCAGTAGCGATAACAACCCTCCGCACTACTTTAGCCACTGCGCTAGTAGATAATAATAAATATCAAGTCTTTGCCTTTCCGCCTTCTGTCGTGTTGGCTAACTCAGTTATTGTGTCACCGGATGATCCTTATATAACACCTACTAATAATCAGCATATTGGTATTAGCCCTATGGCATCTTTCAAGCTGCTGATCGTTGCTCCGTTATTTGATAACGAGGGAAACCTTAACGGCATAGAAGATTTTGTTTGTGGCGTGTTCGCTAAGTTAGCAGCATCATCTTTAACGTATAATGTAAGCGCAGTAAGCGCACCAAGTATTCTTAACGCTGGATCGGGAGACCTACTCAGCTGCGAGATGTCAGTCAGTATCCTAACGAGTTGGAGTTAAACCATGACCGATATGGAACAATGGGAAAAAGATAATAAAGCCTTCCTGATCAAAATCGGTCAGGTTAGCACACCAGCACCAAAGCCAGTAACTACTAAGAAAGACGAGGAATAATCTCATGGCTGTATTTCTAAATAACAATGTGGGCGTGAAGATTAACTCTGTTGATCTTTCAGACCACGTCACAGCAGTAACAATTAACCGCGTATTCGATGAACTAGAAATCACAACAATGGGGGATGGTAGCCATCGTTTTACGAAAGGTTTGGAATCTTCAACAGTAACAATCGACTTCTTAAACGACACAGCAGCAGCAAACGTATTGGCAACACTACAGGCAGCATGGGGAACTACAGTCACAGCTGTATTCCTACAGACAAAGGGAACAGCAGTATCTGCTACAAACCCTCTTTACACTGTTTCAATCCTTGTCAATAACACAACAGACATTAACGGTGCTGTTGGCGATATTGGCACACAGTCAATTACATTCACATGTAATTCAACAATCGCAGTAGCCACTACAGGCACATTCTAAAAAACTAAACAAAGGGGCAAACCATGGCAAAACTAAAGATAGTTCGACAAGATGGAAGCGTATTAGAAGGCGAGATCACTCCAGCAGTGGAGTATTCGTTTGAGCAGTACGCTAAAAAGGGCTTCCATAAGGCGTTTCGCGATGAAGAAAAGCAGAGCGATGTCTACTGGTTAGCATGGGAAGTAACACGCAGGTCAGGTGAAACTGTTAAGCCTTTCGGGATGGACTTCATTGAGACACTTAAAAGTGTTGAGGTGCTTGACTCCGACCCTTTAGCTTAAAGCGCGATCTTCCGTTCACCTATCTAATCGCTAGGCTAAGCATTAGATTGGGAATCGCGCCACAGCAACTGTTAGAACTAGATAAGACCATGCTAGATGCACTCCTGCAAGGTCTCAGAGATGAAGCAAAGGAGGTAGACGATGCCAGCAAGCGTAAAGGGCGGCGTTGAACTCCGCAAAGCCTTACGTAAGTTCGCTCCTGATCTGGGTAAAGAAACTCAGAAGGAGATCGCTGGAGCCTTAAAGCCAATCACTAAAACTGCTAAAGGTTATCTACCGGATGACGGATCAGTCCTAAGCGGCTGGCTGCCAAGAGATAACTCGCAGGCTAGGTTCCCTACTTACTCTGCTCGTCAGGTCAAGGCTGGAATCGGTTATAAGACTTCACCATCAAAGCCAAACCGTAGAGGCTTTAGATCGCTTGCTCGTGTCTTTAACAAGACCGCAGCTGGAGCAATCTATGAAACTATGGGTCGCAAAACTCCTAGCAGTCGCTTTGTGCAGAATCAGAATGGCAAGTTTGGCGCACAGATGAAGGGCGATGGCAAGATGGAAGGTCGCGCCCTGTATCGTGCTTATGAAGAAAACCAAGGCAAGGCTAGGGACTCAGTCCTCAAGGCTATTAGAACAGCAGCCGACAAACTTAATGCAAGAGCGAAGGTGTAACTTATGTCTAACATAGTCATTGACATTGCAGCGGAGTTCACTGGTAATAAAGCATTTAAGCAAGCCGAGACTTCTACAGATAAATTAACCAAGGGCATTAAAAGTCTGGCTAAAACACTTGGTCTGGCTTTCGGTGCACAACAGGTTTTGGCTTATGGCAAGGCTTCAATCAAAGCAGCGGCAGAAGATGAGAAAGCCCAGAAGCAACTAGCACTAGCTCTTAAGAATGTCGGGCTTGGGCGCGATGCTGCAACCTCTGAAGGCTTTATTCAGAAACTTGAAAAAGAGTTTGGGATCCTAGATGACAATCTAAGACCAGCCTATCAACAGTTAGCAGTGGCAACGCGAGACACAGCAGAGTCACAGAAGCTCTTGCAACTTGCTTTGGATATCTCAGCCTCAACTGGCAAAGACTTAGGCTCAGTTACTTCTGCACTCTCAAAGGCTTTTTTGGGCAATAACACTGCCCTTTCTAAATTAGGCGTAGGCATCTCCAAGGCTGATCTAAAGGCTAAGTCATTCCAAGAGATTACAGCAGAGTTATCGAAGACCTTTGCTGGATCTGCTACACAGTCTGCTAATACCTTTCAAGGCTCCATAGATAAGTTAAGCGTTGCATCAAACAATGCTAAAGAGATTATTGGTCAAGGCTTAATTGCAGCCCTTCAAGGTTTAAGTGAAGAAGAAGGCATAAACGATTTAACAGCAGATATTGAAGGCTTTGCCACTGAAGTATCCAAGGCAATTCAAGCTGTAGGTCTACTGCTCGGTTTGCTTAAAAGCGCACCAGAGCTTCTTGCTAAAACTGGTGGACCATTATTTAAGTTACCTAAAGCATTTACTGGGGCTTTGTTTGATTTAGAAAAGTTATCTAAGTTCACAGCCATTGGAGCCTTGAGCGGTCTTTTTGACTTCCTCCAAGAGCCGGTAAGTGGTGACAGCACAGCAGCAGGACTTGCACACTTAGCCGAGTTAGAGGCTAAGTACGCTAAGTCAGCTCTTGCAGGTGGTAAGAAACTCACAGCAGAAGAATTGAAGCAACTTAAAGCCAAGCAGTTAAAACTGGCTATTGACAAGGCTAACCTAGCCCTTGGCAAGGGATCTAATGTCTTTGACATGGAGAAGATCCAGTTAGCAGCAGCTGAGAAGAGCGCAGCCGAGCAACTAGGCAAAGTTACTAGCCAAGCGCAACTGCTACAAATTACTAACGACCTTGCTCGCTTAGAGGTTAAGCAGTCAATCCTCGCGCTAGAAGAAGCCATCGCTTCTAAGGATGTCGCAGCCATTACTAATGCAACTAACAAACTTAATGCAGACCTTGGAATCCTTGGTGCTCTTACTGGTCAGAAGGTTAAACTTACTGAGATTGAATCAATCCTAAAGGGTATCCTTCCAAAGGATCTAATCAATTTACAGAATCTCAATGATGCTATTGCTTTGTTAAAGATTATCGGTGCAGGTGGTACCGGTTCCATGGCATCACACGCTAACCCTATTCTGAGCGATCCTAATGCTAGCCCTAAAGGTTTCCCTACAGCTGCTGGAGTAAATGCAGCACTTGCAGCAAACAGCTTTGTTCCTATAGTGCCTGGTACTGGTGGGGTTATGGGCGGTTCAAGTAGAGCAGGTGATTATGCTCCTAGTGGTTTCCCTGGTGCTGGTAGCACAACTATTGTCAATGTATATGCCAATACTGTGGCTAATGCAGATGAACTAACAACAATGATTCAGAACTCAATCATTAGCCTAAATAAGCGTGGAGACCTCTTAAATACTGCTGGGTCATTATGACCAGACCAGTCATCAATGTAATTATTGACTTCTCTACCGGAGCAAGTTTCGGCTATCCGTTTGTCCTAGGTACTTCGACCCTAGACGGTGGAGATGTCTTATCAGATTCAGCCTCTAGCCTTGTCGTAGATGTATCAAACCTTCTAGATAGCATTAATACTAATCGTGGGCGCAATATCTCGTCTGAGCAATTTCAGACAGGCACAGCTTCAATCCGTCTGCTAGATCAGAATGGTGACTTCAACCCACAGAATACAGCCTCACCGTATTACACGTACCTAAACCCAATGCGTAAGATGACTATTACTGCAACTTACTTGGGAGTAACTTATCCAATCTTTGCAGGGTATATAACAGGTTATAACACTTCTACTCCTAAGTTTAATGGCGATATTGTTTATACGACTATCACAGCGGTGGATGGTTTCCGCCTATTCCAGAATGCACAATTCTTTGGCGTTACTGGGGCTGTAGCAGGCGAAACTACAGGGGTTCGCATTGGCAAGATTCTAGACACTATCGGCTTCCCTGTTGCACTGCGAGACATTGACACCGGACTTACAACAGTCCAAGCAGATCCAGCAACCCAGAGAACAGCCCTTCAAGCCTTGCAGACTGTGGCTACAACTGAGTATGGGGCTATCTATATGGATCACTCAGGGCGCGTTGCTTTCCAAGATCGAAACTTGACTGTTTCATCCGTAGCAGGCACTCCAGTGGTCTTTAACGATAATGGCACAGCCATTGGCTACTTTGACGTTAAATGGGTCTTTGATGATACTCAGGTCTATAACCTTGCTACTGTCACTCGCACAGGTGGCACAGTCCAAACTGCTTCAGATGCAGCTTCTATTGCTAAATTCTTTACCCACAGTTACAACCAATCTGGGCTACTTATGCAGACAGATGCAGTAGCCCTAGATTATGCCCAAGCCTTTATAGCATCTCGCAAAGAAACTAGCACTCGCGTGGATGAACTCACTCTTGATTTACAACAAGATAATTACACTGCTGGCACTATCGCTGCCCTTGATCTAGATTTCTTTGACCCAATCACAGTCACAACTACTCAGCCTAATAACACGACCTTGTCCAAGACAGTGCAGGTATTCAATGTATCTCACTCGATCACGCCTAACTCATGGAAAACTAGGTTCGGCACAGCTGAGCCAATTATCGATGGGTTCATCTTGGATTCGGCATTATACGGTATTCTAGGCACTAGCGTTTTAAGTTACTAAGGAGAAACACATGGCAGCAGGACTAGGCTTTAAGACTTTTACCACAGGTGAAGTCCTAAGCGCAGGAGATACTAACGGCTATCTCATGCAGGGAGTGCTGGTCTTTGCCAGCGCAGCAGCTAGAGATGCTGCTATTACATCTCCACAGGAAGGACAGTTCGCTTACCTCAAAGATACAGATTCGACAGTTTATTACAGCGGATCTGCTTGGGTAGCATCTGGCGCAAGCGGCTTGACCAAGGTTTCTAGCAATACCTTCTCTGCTGTATCAAGCGTGTCATTGCCTAACAGCACCTTCTCATCTACTTACACAAATTACAAAGTAATCTTTATTGTTTCAACATCTTCTGGAAGCCCAGCCATGACAGGTCGCTATCGTGCAAGCGGATCAGATAACACAACATCAAATTATTACAACGCGGTTTCTATCGCTCGCGTAGATGGTAGCGCAGCCTCACAGGGTAACAGCAGCGCAGGAACATCATACAATCTCGGTTACATGTCATCAGGCACTCCAGGCACTTATGGAATTACTTTAGATTTCCTATCGCCACAAGCTGCTGCAAAGAAGCAAATAGCAGGCGGTGGCTTTGGTTACAACTCTGGACAAGATGCTTTCGCTGCTTACTCAATCGGTGGATGGTTCAACGCTACAACCCAGTTTGATGCATTCTCTTTGATTGCAAGCACAGGCACAATTACAGGATCATACGCTGTCTACGGATACCAGAGCTAAGGAGCACATAATGAGCGAAAAACTATTTATCCAAGACGGTGAAGTAAAGCGTGAATTTACTGATGCTGAATATGCACAGCATGAATTAGACAAAGCAGAAGCCATTGCAAAGGCAGCAGAAGAAGCAGCCAAGGCTCAGGCTAAGGCTGCGCTATTGGCTAAGTTAGGTATTACTGCTGAAGAAGCGGCATTGTTACTTGGATGAAGCCTCAATTAAGTAAGGCTGCTATCCAATTACGAGAGCAGTTTGATGACTCATTCCCAGATCGTGACCGCACATCGGATGGCTGGATCGGTGATACCCGACACGCTGCTCGCAAGTCTGATCATAATCCTGATGAGCAGGGCTGGGTACGTGCCGTTGATATCGACCGTGACCTACATAAAGGATCGAAGCCAGACATCATGGGCGATCTTGCAGATCAGCTTCGCACCTTATCAAAGTCAAAAGCAGACAAGCGTATTAGTTACATCATCTTCGATGGACTTATCTGTTCCCAAATCCTTAACTGGAAATGGAGACCGTACACAGGGGCTAACAAACACACTAAGCACATGCATGTTAGCTTTACGAAAAAGGCTGATAATGATGGGGCTTTTTTTCAGATACCTATGTTAGGAGCAAGTAATGAATGAACTAAAAACAGCAGCAGGTTCATGGGCTAGAGCCTTCCTTGTAGCAGTAATTTCAATGGCAGCAGCAGGGGTCACAGATCCTAAAGCACTTATCGCAGCTGGCATTGCTTCTATCCTGCCTCCAGTATTGAGATACCTTAATGCCAACGATCCTGCTATGGGCTTGAAGAAGTGACACAAACCGATTTCTTTACCCTTTACCTTGCCACACTAGCTACGCTAGGTGGTCTATCGGGCTTTGTCATAACACACCTGTTGTCTGAAATTAAAAGACTTAATGGGCGTGTTGATGAGATTTATAACCTACTTCTAGACCGATAATTTACCCATGGCAAGATCTCTTCTCT